AGGCCTTCGCGCGCGTTCTGGTCCGTCGAGCAGCCTGTGAACGTCAGCGTCCCGGACGACCCGCCGATCGAGAACCCGTACTCCATCCACTCCGCGCGGCATGCGGTCCATTTGCTGTTGCTGCAGTTCTGGATGTTCCATCCGGCGGCCGACGACGTGGTCGTGCCGAATGCCAGGCAGTTGACAAAGTCGCTGTCGGTGAAGTTCACCACCGAGAACCCGTAGTTCCCCGGCACGACGACACTCACCCGGTCGAACCGGCAGTGGAACGGGAACGTCGGGGTGATCCCGGCCTCGGTGACCCCGGACGCGGTGATCCCGTTGTGCGGCGGCTCGTACACCATGACGTCCTGAAGGTGCACGTCGTAGACCGGGCCGTCCAGGAAGATGCCGTTCAGGTTCGTGTTGCTGTTCTGCGAGCAGTCGATGATCACGCCGCGCAGGGCCGACGAGGCGCTGTTCAGACTCCAGCCGCCTGGCGTCTTCGACAGGAATTGAACGACGCCGGTCGTCGAGGTGGGCGCCCATGTGGGCGATGCGATGATCCGGGCCAGCGAAGCTGGCGGCGTGCCCAGGTTCAGCGACATGGCCGTCTGCCCAATCAGCGCGACGTACGGCGGCACGTTGAGCGGCCCGGACACCAGGTACTGCCCCTGCGGCAGGAACACGGCCCCGCCGCCTGCGGCGCCGACCGCGGCCAACGCGCTGTTGATCGCGAGCGTCGAGTCCGCAGCGCCCGTCGGGTCCGCCCCATAGGTCGGCGAGCACGCGTTGACAGTGCCCTGCAGGCCGGCCGTCATCAGCGCGAGCAGCCCGGCGTAGACGTCGTCGTGGTCCGCCAGGTGGCCCGCCTGTCCGGCGACCACGTTGTTCTGCGGAAGCGTGAACCAACCGGTCATGCGTCACCCCTGTCCGAGTGCTCGTTGAACGCTGTTGGGGCCGGAGCCGGCCTTGCCGCGGATAGCCTTGCGCAGGAAGGTGATGAACTCCTGGTCGGCGCCCTGCACGTCGAGGATCACGTGCGCCGCGCCGCCGGCTCCGTACGCGCTCCCGGCGCCGGCCAGGGCGATGCTGCCTGCGCCGCCGCTCGGAGAGGCGGCGCCGGCGAGCCGGTTGGCGGCGTTGGCCACCGTTGAGCGGCCCGCTTCCATGCCGGAGGCCAGCATCGTCGCGATCTTCCTGCCGGAGATGTCCGGCGATCCGCCGCCGGACAGGGGTCCCTGCTTCGCCGGGGAGAACGGCAGGAACGAGGTGATGTCCGAGACGATTGACTTGGCCTCGCGCGTCACCGCGCCGGCCGCGGACTTGATGCCGTTCGCCAGCATGCTCATGATCTTCGCCCCGGCGTTGTACAGGGCGGTCCCCAGCTTGTCGAACGTGCTCAGCACCCTCCCCGGCAGTGTCTCGAAGTAGTTGGCCACGTCGTTGACCGCCATGGTGGCGATGTGGACCATGTCCACATGGAGCTGATCGAAGAAGCGGACGACGGCGTGCCACCCGTTTTCCGCGGCGTGCGCGATGTCGAGCGCGAGCTGTTCGTGCAGATGGACGACGAACATGACGGCGTCCTCGGTGGCGTGCCCGATGTCGGTGCCGAGCCGCACGAAGAACCCGACCACGGCGTGGTATCCGTCCTCGGCCCAGTGCGCGATATCGGTGGCCATGCGCTTGAACCAGTCCACTACGCCGTGATAGCCGTCCTCGGCCCAATGGGAAATGTCGGTACCCATGCGCTTGAACCAGTTCACGACCCCGTGGTATCCGTCTTCAGCCCAATGGGCGATATCCGTCCCCATGCGCATAAACCAGTTGACGACGCCGTGGTACGCGTCTTCAGCCCAGTGCGCGATGTCGGTGCCGATGCGCTTGAAGACGGCGGAGACCGCCTGCCAGTGCTTGATGACCTCGACAGTCGCGATGATCAGGGCAGCGATCGCGATGATGATCAGGCCGATCGGGTTGGCGTCCAGCAGGACGTTGATCAGTGCCTGCGCGATCGCCCACGCCTTCACGGCCGCCACGATCGCCAGCACGTACGGGGCGATATCCACCAGCAGCGGGATCAACGGCGTCAACCCGGTGATCAGATCGAGGATGCCGCCGGTCAGCACCACGACGCCGTCGTTGAGCAGCCGCACGATCAGGGCGATGATCTGCGGCAGGATCGGCGCCAACCCGGAAACCAGGGCGTTGATGAACTTGGCGAGCGGGCCCGCGAGCGATTCGAGGGAGTCCTCGAGCACGCCGAACACGCCCGAGTTCTCCATGATGTTGAACACCTGGCCCGCCACAGTCGCCAGCACGCTGAACGACGGGGCGAGCCCCTCGACCAGCTGGGCGATCGCCACCAGGGCGCCGGAGAGCGAGGCGAGCACCGCCCCAGCCAGCTCGCCGAGCACCTTCCCGACCACCCCGATCACCGGTGCCAGGCTGGCCAGCGCCTGAGCGAACGCGGCTATCGCGGGTGCGAGCGACTTGGCCAGCGCGGCGCCGAGCACCCCGAGCACGGGCAGCAGGGCGTTGAGGATCTTGCCGAACGCGGACAGGATCCCCGCCGACGCGGCCACGGCCGGGGCCATCGCGGCGAACATCTTGCCGAGGTTGCCACCCAGATTCGCCAGCAGCCCGGCGAACGCGGCTATCGCGGGCTGCGCCGCGCGCACGATCGCCAGCAGCCCCGGAAGCAGCCCGGACACGAGCCCCTCGAGGCCCTTGGCCAGCGGCATGATCGCGGGGGCGGCCGCGGCGAACAGCTGCGTCAGCTGGGGGCCGATCGACTTGACGAAGCCGCCCAGCTGTGTCGCCAGCTGGTTGATCACCGGGAGCATCGGCTTCACCGCCGAGTCCAGGGTCTTGGTCGCGGTGTCGCCGAGGCTGGTGAACTCCTTCTGCACCGACGGGATGCCGGCCGCGATCTTCCCGCCGAGGCCGAGCACCATGGCGGTGCCGGCCACCGCGCCGAGGGCGGGCAGCGTCGCCAGTGCCGAGGAGAGGCCCGTCGTGATGATCTGGAACTTAGACGGTTTGAGCCACTCGCCGAAGCGGCCCATGAACGAGCTGCCGGTCGCGTCCCCCGCGCTGCCGCCCTTGTTCTTCAGCTCATCGAGGGACTTTCCGGCGGCCTTCGTGTCGATGTTCACCGACTTGCCGCTGAGGCGGTCCAGGGACGCCTCGACCGAGTGGAGGTCCGCCTCGGCCTTGATCGCGCCCTGCATGCTGATCTTCGGGTTGGCGCTCGACTTCGAGAGCCGGTCCAGTTGGAGGGTGAGCCGGTCCAGCTTGGCCGCGCCGTCCGCCGTGTCGACGGTGGCGCGCGCCTCGGCGACGGTCTTCTTCAATTCGTCGAGGCGCGCCTTGAGCGCGTCCATGTCGGGCTTGGCCTCGTCGCGGGACTTGACCAGCACTTCGACGTAGTTGGCCGGCACCTGTCATTCACCTCCCTCCTGCTGTCGTGGCGGGTCGAGCTCCCCCGCGTGCTCGAGCACGTCGAGCATCCGCAGGACCGACGCGTCCTCGGCGAGCGCCTGCGACGGCAGCACACCGGGCCCGAAGACCTTGCAGATCTTCCAGACCAGGCGTGCCGCGATCAGCTCTCCGGGCTCTGGTCGATCGGGGTCATAGGGATCGAAGCCTCCAGCGTCGGATCGGCGCTGGAGTTCTTCGGCAAAGGGGGCGGCGCCGTGCTGATCGCCTCGACGGCGGCGTTGACGACCTCCATGACGAACGGCAGTTCCTGGGTGATCAGGCCCTCGTAGGTCGCGGGGATCGGAGTGTCGTCGTCGTCCTCGACGTTCCAGGAGTGCAGGATCTCCGCGAAGCCACGCAGGACCTGCTCGACGAGGCCGAAGTTGGTGGCGATGGCGGCCTCGTCGAGGTCGCCGACCTTCTCGACGAGACCCATCAGGCCCATCAGGCGCTCGACCGAGGTGGACTTGGCGACGACCTCGAGGCCCGGATGGTCCTCGAACTTGAGCCGATACAGGGTCCGGGCAGGCTTGTAACCCATGACGTCAGCTCCAGGTCGGGACGGCGCCGTCGGCGAGGGCCGCGGGCACCTTCCACGTCAGCTCGCCGGTCGCGGAGCGGGCGATCTGGTAGTCGGTCAGCACGCAGTTGTTCGGCAGCGTCGCCCCGTTGACCACGATGTTGATCGCCCGGTTGACGCTGGTGGACGACATGGTGCGGAACACCTGGTGCTCGAGGTTGGCCGCGGAGTCCCAGGTGCCGGACATGTTGATCGAGAAGTCGGCGAGCAGCAGCAGCCGCTCGTGCGCGCTCTTGTCGATACCGGTCACATCCTGGACGCCGCGCGGAGTGGCGAAGTCCAGCGAGTTGGTGTCGGTGCGGATGTCCTGCGGGGTGCTGGTGGCGTCCGCGACGGTCAGCGTCGTCCACGCCAGTCCTGACTGCTTGGACATGGGGTCACGTTCCTTCCTGGGTGGGCGGCGGCACGGTGCCGGTCGCGGTGATGTGCTCCTTGAGCGCCTCGTGGTGCTCGTCGGCCTTCGCCATGAGCTCCTGGTACTGCGCGGCCGACTGGGCGGCCAGCGCGGCGTGGTTGGCCTGCGACTGGCGCATCTTCGCCAGGTGCATCGCCTTCTCCTTGGCGCGCAGCCAGCCGAGGCCGAGGCCGCCGCACAGCGCCCAGGCGACGAGGTTGCCGCCGGTGCCCCACGCGCCGGGCCAGCCGAACAGGGCCTGCCACACGCTCATCCGCGCTTCACCGCCTCGGCGACGGACTGCTGGTGTAGCGCGAAGTCCTCCAGCCAGTCAGCCGCCGACCTGTGGTGCAGGACGTCGCCGCGGGGGTTGCCCCGGAAGTCGCCGCCGCGGCGGATGAACGCCTCCCGGCCTTCCCAGGGCAGCGTGTGGCTGCCGAAGCACTTCTGTCCGGGCTCGAAGTCGAAGCGCGTGAGCCCGGCCTCGGTGCGGCTCTCGCTGTGCTTGCGCGTGCGGTCGCCGCGGATGTAGACGGCCTGGCGCCGGCCGAGGTCGGTGGCCTCGTCGGCGACGGTGGCCCAGCCCTCCCGGTAGTGGCGGCAGTCGACTTCCTCGCAGGTCGCGGGGCGCGGCCGGGAGGTGATGTTGTAGGTCTGCATCTCCGCGGCGGGCAGCGCCGGGAGAAGTCGGAACGGCTCGGCCATCAGAACACCTGCCCGGAGACGAGGTTGACGTTGATCCCGACCTGGAACGCGAACGAGGTGAACGTCCCCGTGGTGATCGCACGCAGGTACCGGTTGACGGTGGTCGTGTTCGACACGGTGGCGCGCTGCGCCTGCGGGGCCGAGGTGACCGCGGCGAACGCGAGCAGCGTCGTCCACGTCGCGTTGTCCGGGGAGTGCTGGATCGTGACCGTCGCCGTCGTGCCGGTCAGCGCGGTCGCCTGGAGGTAGGCCTGCGCGCCGAACGCGGTCACGGCCGTCCACGTCCAGGTGGGCGCGACCGTGTAGGTCAGGGTGATCGCGGCGCCGGGCGGCAGCGTGTAGGTGCCCGCGCCGGTGCCGACGCTGACCCCGTTGATCACGACGTTCGTCATCGTGCCGCCGGTGATGACGACCGTGACGGGCACCGAGGAGGGATTCGTCACCGGCGTCCCGGATGCGGGCACCGACGGGGCCGACAGGCCGTTCGCCTGGTCGAACGAGGCGCCGTTCGTGGCGGCCGTGTCGGTGCGCAGGCCGGGCGTGAGTTGCTTGCACCACTCCAGGCCGAACCCGTTGGCCTGTGCCTGGACCTTGATGGTCAGTTCGCCGGTCGCCGAGCGGGACGGGTCGTAGCTGAGCTGCTTCGCGTTCAGGCAGGCGCATTCCCCGCCGAGCGTATGGCCGCCGCACAGCACGGTGGCGATCTGGTCGGTGGCCACCTGCGGGGACAGCGCGGCGTGCGCGGCCCCGGCGGCCTTGTCGAAGTAGCTGACCCAGTCGAGCGAGCCGTCGCGCAGCAGCAGCAGCCGGGAGTGCGCGGACTGGGTGATGTCCGTGACGTCCTGGACGCCGGTCGGGGAGGCGATGTTGTAGGTCTGCGTGTCGCCGCCGATGTGGTAGCCGCCGAAGAACAGGTCGTCGCCGAGGCCCGAGCTCTTGGTCATCTCACACTCCCTGGGGCCATACGTCGTTGAGGATCAGCGGCACGGTGATCTCCTGGATCCGGTACGGGGAGCCGTCCTGGGTGAGCCAGCCCGGTTTGGCGTTGAGGGGCTCGCCCCACGCGCCGAGCAGGTCGATGCAGCGCACCAGGCCGTCCGGGACGTTGACGAGTTCGAAGTCCGCGGAGTACTGGCCGATCAGGGCGACGGTGGCGGCTAGGATGTCGCGGTCGACGTTCGAGCGCGGCGTCTTGAGCCGGGACCCGTAGATCCGGATCGCGAACTCCTGCCGGGCCGAGGTGGAGGCGAGGCCGGATCCGCGCGGGGCCGGCCCGAGGTCGCCCATCATCACGGCGGCCGTCAGGCCCTTGCCGGGCGGGTTCGCAGGTTCGTGGTCGTCGACCGCATCGAACAGCCCGAGGGTGAGCGCGTTGGACTGGAGCGCGTCATAGAGCGCAGTGATCGCGTCGGGACCGAAGGCCATCAGTCGCCGCCCATCCGCGGCACGTACTCCTCGAGCGCCTTGTCGGCGATCTCCTGCGCCACGCCGTCCTCGAGCTGCTGGCGGGTGTCGCGGAACAGGTGGTAGCCCTTGAACTTGGTGGACTTGTTCCGCTTGGTGCCGCCCTCGAGCCAGGGGCCCCAGGTGACGCCGCGGATCATCGGCGCCGGCACGGCGAAGCCCGCGTTGCGCTGCACGACCCGCAGGGCGGCGGCGAACGCGCCCGTGGCCCGGCCGGACTTGTCCATCCTGGTCTCGGCCAAGTGCTCGCGCGCCCACTCGGCGCCGCGCTTCGCGATCGTGTCCGTCAGCTCGGCCGCCGCGGTCTCCGCGGTGCCGTCGAACAGCGGTCCCGAGACGTCCACATAGGCGGTCACGGACAGCTTCCCGGCCATCAGATCGCCCCCACCCTCTGCTGGCGGCCGAACCTAGTCTTGGCCTGGTCCCACAGGTCCGCGAGGGCGTAGCCGGTCGCGCGCATCTGCGACTCGCCCGCACCGACGGTGCGCGAGTAGCCGGACTGCTCCTGCATCACCTGGTCGGCGGCGATGGCGATGTTCAGGTCGCGGATCAGCTGCGGCGGCCGGTGCCGTGCCACGACGGTGCCGTTGGCGGCCGAGGCGGCAGCCGTGCCGTACTGGCCGCGCAGCACCGTCAGCTGCCGCATCGCGTACACGGTCGCGGCCGTGTGCTCGGCCAGGACGGTGCCGTTCCAGGCCCGCTCGACGGTGGCGACGCCGGCGACGACGGACTCGACGAGCATCTGCTCGCCGTCGAGCTGGAGCACCTCGCCGGGGTTTAGTGTCCCGGTGCCGGTGGTGGCGAGCTGGTTGTCGCCGTTGAACGAGCTGCTGCATCCGGGGCCGGACTGGGTGAGGCCGGTCGCGGCGGCGGTCTTGTCCTGGACGATGATGCGCTCGCCGAGGTACGGCTGCACTGCGCCGGCCGTGCCGAGGTAGGTCGGGTAGGGGGCTGTGCCGCGCCCGTAGCCGATGATCAGCATGTCGCCGGCGCCGCACTGCGAGCCGTCGGTCAGGGTCATCGTCGTGTCGCTCGCGCCGATGGATGCGGCGAGGTCGGCGACAGTGTCGGCGTCCGCGGTGAAGCCCCAGGTCCCGGTCCCCCAGATCGAGTGCTGCGGGGTCGGGCCGATGCCCCATGCGGCGACGGTGGAGCGGTCCAGCTCCATGGACCGGAACGGGAACCCGGGGTCGCGGTTCACGGGCTCGAGGAGCACCTGGTAGAGCGGGATGGTGACGCCGCCGGTCCCGCCGGAGTTGCCCGGCGACTGTAGTTGCGTCAGTGCGCACAGGTCCTGCTTGCCGAACCACAGCCGCCACGGGTAGGCGTACTGGTAGTTCGGCCAGTCGAAGAACCTGGTGGTGTCGATGGGGTAGAACTTGCGCCCCATGCGGCCCTCGATCTTGTCGGCCCCGGAGGCGATGGCGCGGTCGACCTGCGGGGTGCTGATCACGCCGCCCTCGATGTCGATCGAGCGCATGGTCTCGTCGCGCGAGCAGTAGCACGCCCGGCTGATCGCCATCGCCTCCTCCTCTCACAGTCTCTGGGGCCTGATGTAGTCGCGCGGGTACTGCCAGCCGCAGAACGGGCAGTACAGCTCGCAGGAGCTGCCCGAGTCGGCGGGCGGGCTGTTGCGCAGTGGCTCGCCGTCGTTGGGGCACGCCATCGGCGGGTTGTCGGCCCACCAGTCGAACTCCTGCTGCGCGTAGTCGCGGATGTCGAGCAGCTGCCACCAGCCGCCCGACACCTGCTCCGGCGGCGGCTCGGACACGGCCTACTTCTTGGGTGCGGGGGCCGGGGCCGGGTCGGGGTCCGCCTCGACGACAGGCGTCGCGGGCGCGGTGTCCTCGGCGGGCTCGTCGAAGACGTCCGTGTCCACGGGCTCGGGGTCTTCTCCGTAGGGGTTGCGGCCCGGCTCGTAGGTCGGCCCGTCACCCTTGCTGATCTTCGGCATGTCGTCCTGTCCTTCCTCTCCGTGCTCGGTGGCCCCGCACTGCGGGCACGCGGCCAGGCCGACCGCGTACACCGCAGTGCACGACTTGCACACCCACGCGGCCATCAGAGGCCCGGCGCGGGCAGGTACTTCGGGTTCTGCTGCGAGAACAGGTCCGAGAGGACCGCGATCGCGGTGCCGGTGCCGGTCACCACGACCTCCACGTAGTTCGCCGCGGCGGGCAGGTCGGCGGCGTCGATGTAGAACGCCACCTCCGAGCCGTTGGCGCAGGGCACGTTCGACTCGGCGGTGATGTCGCCGGAGTCGGTCCAGGCCACGGTGCCGTTGTGTGCGGTGCGCGTGTAGACGCGGGTGACCGCGGTCAGCGCGGTGGCCGAGCCGCCCGCGGTCAGCTGGCTGTTGACCGTGAAGGAGGTTGAGACGGCGGCGGCCGAGCAGATGAAGGTGACGCCCGCCGCGTTCCGCAGGTTGATCGACTGGCCCGCGGCCACGGAGACGACGTCGTAGAGACGTCCGAGTGCTTCCTGCATGACTGGTCGCTGCCTTTCAGCTGGTCGCGGTGGTGTCGAGCTTGACGATCGGGGACAGGGTGTTGGTCGACCCGTTCGCCGGGGTCAGTGCGGAACGCAGCCACGGCCGGCCGTCCAGGCGCTCGATCACGCGGAACGCGGTCAGGTCGTTCGCGAACTTGTAGTCCTCGGACGTGGAGACCTGCATCATCTGCCGGTCGCCGATGAGGTAGTAGCCGAAATCGACGAAGGTCAGCGCGCCGGGCTGCGTGGTGTTCGACGACAGGCAGGTCGGCACCTTCTCGGAGACGATCAGCGGGCGGCCGAGCAGCGTGTAGACCGGCTCGCCCGCAATGCTCATCTGGTTGAGCCACAGCGGCGGCGCGATCGGCGTCCCGGACACGGTGAGCGAGAGCTGGAGCAGCTGCGCGATGACGTCCGGCGAGCAGATCCAGACGGCCTTGTTCAGCGACTGCGGGAGCATCCGGACGTACATGTTGATGATGTCCGTGAGCTGCACCTTGTTGAGCGTGGTGCAGGGCACGCGCACGGCGCAGGTCGCCCCGGCGTTCAGGATCCCGAGGGGCTGGCCCACGCCGTCGCCGGTCAGGAACGCGACGTCGCCGAACCAGGCGAGCGCCGACGGGAACATCTCGTCGAAGAACTGGTCGAGAGCCGCGATCGAGTCGGTCAGCAGCTCGTTCGGGATCTCCGTGTAGCCCGTCAGCTTCTTGGCCTCGAGCACGATCCGGCCGAACGCGGGCTGGCTCGCAGCGAGGGCCGCGGCCTCCTCGGTCCAGTAGCCGATCACGCCACCGTAGACCGAGCTGGAGTGGCTCGGGTCGTCGATCGTCGGGTACGGCACCCGCAGCGAGTCCATCGGGATCGTGCGCGCCCGGGACCGGACCACGGCCTCCTCGAGCGAGAGGCTCAGGACCTGCGAGCGCAGCGTCTCCGGCACGAGGAAGCCGCCCTCGGACGGCACCCGCTCCGACATGGCGTTGCGGATCAGCTTGCGGAACGCAGCGATCGGCTCGTTGACCTCGGCCCGGTGGTGGACCGAGGGCATGAAGTCGCCCCACGAGGCGGACAGCTTCTCGCCGTTGAGCTTCGCGCCGACGGCCTTCGGGTTGTACAGCTTCGCCTTGCGGGCGCTCGCGTACTGCGCGGGGGTGAGCTGCCTGGAGTACGGCGAGTAGCCGCCCTCCTGCGCCACCGAGGGCAGGCCGATGTTGCCGCCGCGCTCCTTCGAGTCGCGGAGGAACTCCTGGAGCCCGGCCTGGACGGCGACGGTGGTGTTCTTGGCGAGCTCGCCGTTGTTCTTCTCGACCTGCGCCTTGGTGTACTGGCGGATGAACTTCGCGTGCACCTGCGGGTCCTTGAAGATCTCGGCCCGGCGGTCGGTGTCGTTGAGCATCTCGTCGAGTTCCTCGGCGGAGGCCGGGATGGTGATTTCAGCCATGTGCTATGCCTCCTTGAAGGCGTCTCGGAACGATGCTGCGAACGCCGCGGCGTCGATCGGGGGGTCGGTGTGGTCCTCGGCGCCCTTGGCGTCGTCGAGGTGGGCCTGAAGGTGCGCGCGCACGCCCGCGTCGTCACCGGCGGGGATCTTGGCGCCCGAGAGGCGGTCCAGCCCGTTCTGGCAGGCGTTGACGTTGGCCGGGCCGCCCTTGGTCTTGTGGTGGGGGAACTTGTAGCTCCCCTTCTGGTCGTCCGCGTCGTCGTCGCCCTCCTTGTGCGGGGTGGCGGCGGCTTCCTCGGACTGCCAGGCGTGGCAGTACTCCAGGACCGTGTCGTCGTTGGGCATCGCGGCCACGGCGGCGGGCCCGTTCCACGGCTCGTCGACGGTCGCGGTGTGGTGGACGGCGAGGGCCTTCGCGAGCGGCATCGACTCCATGCCGAGGACCGCCCGGCCCTGCGCGGCGGCCACGGGACGCGCGTCGTCGGGGTGCAGCCACGAGATGAGCCGGGCCCGGCCCGCGGCCGCGACGCCCTCATCCATCGTCGGCCGGGCGGCGAGCTTGTCGGCCAGGCCGGCGTCCACGGCCTCCTGCGCGGAGTACCAGGTCTCGGCCTGCATGGAGTCCCGCCACGTGGCGGGCGCGCCCCCGTGGGAGGCGTAGACGCTGGCGAGGTTGTCGGACACCTGGTCGAGCAGGTCGGCGGTCTCGCGCATGTCGGCCGAGTTGCCGACGCACATCGAGAGCGCGTCGTGGATCATCATCATGGCGCCGGGCGCGATCACCCTGATCTGCCCGGCCTGCGCGATGATCGACGCGATCGACGCGGCGAGCCCGTCGACCACCGTGGTCACCCCGGCGCGGCCGGCGAGCGCGTTGTAGATCGCAATGCCGTCGAAGACGTCGCCGCCGCCGGAGTTGATGTGCACTTCGACGTCGCCGGTGATGTCGGCGAGCTGCGCGACCACGTCGGCCGCGGAGATGCCACCGCCGAACCATCCGCCGCCGCCGATGTCGTCGTACACGTCCAGCCGGGCCGGCCCCGTCTCGTTGCGCACGACGCGGCAGGACATCGACTTGGACTGTGGTCCGACGAGGGCCTGGATGCGGCGCACGTTGCGCATGCGGATCTCGGGCAGGTTCACCGGGACGCTCCCGTCAACTGGTTGTAGGGGGCGGCCAGACGGTAGGGCCAGAACTGATCGGCGAGGCCGTTGGAGGCGCCCGCGTTGCCGTCGGCGGACTCGCCGGGCACTCCAGACTGGTCCGGCGGGGTCTGCGGCACGGGAGGGAGCGCGATCGGCGCGGGCGGGGTGGGTGCGACTTCCATGTCCGGCAGTCCGACGATCTTCGGGATCCCGGCGCGGGCGAAACCGGCCTGCGAGAGGAACAGGGCGGCCTGGGCCTTCGCGACGAGCTCGGCGTTGTCCTGCTCCCGGTTGGTCGGGACCGGCGTGACGTAGTCGAGTTCGACGTCGGCCGCGGTGGACCCGAACAGCGGCAGGTACTGGTTGTCCAGCGCGTCGTTCCACCGGTCCAGGCGCGGCACGGTGCCCCAGGAGGAGAAGACCTCCTCGCCGGTCTGCGCATTCGCCCGGTTGACGTCGTCGGAGACGCCCAGCATGACCTTGTGCATGCGGAAGGCCTCGCGGAAGATGTCCCGGCCCTGATCGCGCAGTTTCCCGAACTCCATGTCGCGGGCCGTGTGCTGATTGGCGACCCACTTCTGTCCCGCCTCGAGCACCGCGACCCTGTGGGCCCGGGCTACGCCGCGGTGGCCCTCGCGCCAGCGGGCCATCAGGTCGTGCCACTCGTCTTCCTCGAGCTGGTGGTCGACCTCGATGATTCCGCCGGGCTCCGCGGAGTTGATGAAGAAGTTGCGGTTCCACTCGGAGCCGTACCGGGCCGCGTCGATGTCGACGAGGATCGCCTGCACCGGCCCCAGGCCGTGGTATTGGTCGTAAGGGTTCGGATACAGCACCGACATGACCTCGTCGACCCGCAGCGGGATCTTCTCCCGGCCGTCCGGCGAGGTGTAGACGTACCCGGCGAGGTAGGTCTCCGGGTCCGGGACCGGTTCGATGCGGTCCGGGCGCACCGGCCACAGGCCGATCGGGATCGGGGAGCGCGGGTCGCGCTGGATCACCCAGTAGGACTCGCCGGTGAGGTCGAGGTAGGTCTGAGAGAGCTCCATGAGCCGGAACCGGGACCAGAACGGGTTGGGCTTGTAGAGCAGGTTCATCGCGGCGTGCCCGAAGACCTGTTTGCGCTGGTCCGAGCCTTCGTCGCGGGTGGTGTACCGGTTGGTGTCCTGCTGGAGCTTGCGGAACATCTGCCAGTCGGGCCGCGCGGTGGCCTGCGCGTACAGGGAGACGATCGAGAAGATCGTGCCGACGGTTCCGTAGGTGCGCAGGAACGTCTCGCGGTCGGACGCGCCCATGGCGAGGCCGGGGAGCTTCATGAAGCCGGCCGAGGCGCCCATCGGGACGGGGGCGGCGTTGCGCGGGCCCGGCCGCAGCGCCCGCCCGATCAGGCTCGCCACGGGGTCAGCCCTGAATCTTGAAGTCGAGCACCAGCAGCGACGCGGCCGTGACCACGAGGCCCACGACCATCGAGTGCATGAAGCCCGCAGTGTCCGCGCAGCCGAGGGCGGCGACGGTGAGCACGTGCTGCCGGATCCCGCCCACTCTCGCGGTCCACTTCGCGGCGCGCTCCTTGGCCCGCCCGGCGGCATGCGTGCGCGAGGCCTGACCGAGCAGGCTCGCCGATGCCGTAGTGGACGCCATGCCGCAAAGATAGCAGCACTATCTACAAGCATCTACTCTCTCAATTGTGGAGAACCTACAACGGCCCTTGCGGTCCGTCGGCTACCTCGAGGGCGCAGTCGAGGAAGCGGTCGCCGCGCTCGATCTGAAGCCCGAAGACTGCGCCGCCGTCGAGCTCGGCCGCCACTACGCCGAGCAGATCGACCACGCCGAGCGCATGGCCGCCGTAGCCGACCGGGCGATCCGCACGCTCATGAAGGACGACCCCGACGAAGAGGACCACCAGAAGTACGTCTACGCCCTGGCCGCGAAGGTCGAGGCGAAGGAACTGCTCGACAAGCTCGGCCCGAAACTGCTGGCGATCCTCGAGGCCGTCGGCGCCACCCCCGCGGCACGCGCGAAGCTGAAGGGGGGCGGACCCGTTGCCACAGGCCCGAGCCAACTCGACCGTCTCCGGCAGACCCGCGGCAAGTCCGCGTAAGAAGAAGCTCTACGGCCTGACCGAGCCGCGGATCTTCACGCCGCCGCTGCGCACCCTGAACCGGCGCACCTCGAAGGGCTACGAGTGCGCCGAGTTCGCCGAGATGGTCGGCGAGCCGATGCTGCCGTGGCAGCGGTGGGCCGCGATCCACGCCCTCGAGACCGTGCCCGGCGGCGCGTTCCGTTTCCGCGTGATCGTCATTCTGGTCGGGCGGCAGAACGGCAAGTCCAACCTCAAGCGCATGATCTCGCTGTGGCGGATGTACATGGAGGGCACCCGGTTGATCCTCGGCGTCGCGCAGGATGTCTCCCTGGCGCGCGAGCAGTGGCAGATGGCGCTCGACACGATCCAGGCGTCGCCCGACCTGTCCGCCGAGCTCGGCCAGATCCGGCGGGTCAACGGAGACGAGTGGTTCAAGGCCGGGGCCGGCCGGTACAAGATCTCAGCGGCGACCCGGGCGGCGGGCCGCGGACTCTCGATCGGTGAGCTCAACATCGACGAACTCAGAGAGCAACGCTCCTGGGATGCCTGGTCCGCGCTGTCCAAAACAACGATGGCCGTGCCCGACAGTCAGATCTGGTGCATGTCCAACGCGGGCGACGACCAGTCCGTCGTGCTCAACCAGCTTAGGGACGCCGCGCTGGCCGAACGAGACCCCAGCATCGGCCTGTTCGAGTGGTCCGCGCCCGACGACTGCGCCTTGGACGACACGCAGGCGTGGCGGCAGGCCAACCCCGGCATGGGCTACACCGTCTCCGAGGCCGCGATCCGGACCGCGCTGGCCACCGACCCGCCCGCGGTTTTCCGCACCGAGGTGCTGTGCCAGAAGGTGGACCAGCTCGAGGGCGCGGTGGACTTCACGGCGTGGCAGGCGTGCGAGGACCCGCAAGGCACGATGGAGCCGTTCCGGAAGCGGCTGGCCGCGTGCATCGACGTCGCGAGGGACGGGCAGCACGTCACGCTGGCGGTCGCGGCGAAGCAGGAGGACGGCTCGGTCCGGCTGGAGATCGTGAAGGCGTGGAACAACACCGACGACGTACGCGCCGAGCTCCCGGCGCTGCGCGGGAAGATCCGACCGGTGGTGTTCGGCTGGTACCCGGGCGGCCCGGCCGGTGCGCTGGCGCCGCTGATGCGGCAGTTCAAGGAGGCCACCGAGCTGACGGCCGGGAAGGCATCCGAGGCGTGCCAGGGGCTCGCGGACCTCGCGCGGACGCGGCAGGTCATCCACCCGGGCGACCCGCTGCTGGACGCGCACATCAAGGGCGCGCAGAAGGTCGTCTCCGGCGACGGATGGCGGTTCGGTAGGAAGGGCAGCAACCAGCACGTTGACGCGGCCTACGCAGCGGCGGGAGCGGCGTATCTCGCGTTGTCGATGGCCGCGCCGGTCAGGTCACGGATCCGGATGCTCGCCTAGCCGACTGCCCACGCCGGGTCGTAGTCCGGGTGCTCGGCGTACGGCGCGGCGAGCACCCGGCAGATCCACTCCAGTTTCGTGCGTGCCCCCCAGGAGTAATCGGTCTCCTTGTCGCCGTACTTCTCCCGGTGCTCAAGGTGTGACCGATACTCGGCGACGATCGCGCGCTTGGCCGCGATGTCGGCGAGCACGCGGGCCGGATCGTGGCGGGCGATGTGCTCGGCGTACACGAGACCGTGGATTCCGCCGGTGCCGTCGAACCCGGCTCCGGCCACCTCGATCACATTCGGGGGCTCCGTGTGGATGCTGACGAACTCGTAGTCCTCGACGTACCGGGCAGGGCCGACGACCCAGCGCGTGCCAGCCTCGCGCGCGATGTGTGCGGCATGGCGCGCCAACTGCTCGCCCTCGTCGTAGCGTGCGGTCACGAACTCGATCAGGTCCACGCAGACCATCCTCCCACCGATTTTGTCACCGGGACCCCCTAGAATTACGCGCCCCCACGACCATTTCGGCCATCCGCAGTGCTGTCACCTGCGCATTTGACCAGCCCCAGCCATGGCCCATGGTCCGGAGGGGGGGAGTC